GTCGACATCACCGCAATCTCGGGTGGATCCCAGGCCAACTTCTTCGCCGAAACCGAGGGGCTGGACGGCGTCTGGTATCCCCTCGGTCAGTTTTCGACCTCGTTCACCGGACCCCAACTAATCAAGGTTGGGCCATCGTTTACGGACAGTATCCGGCTTCGTTGGGCACTCTCCGGCGACACGGTCACTTTCAGCTATTGGATCGAAGGTCAGGTCTAGGGGGGATACGGCCATCTGTTTATCCTGTGGCTGCGTCCTGAGCGGCGGCTCGCCGACGGACGACCATGACGATGACTCCAACATCACGCTCGGCGATTTGACCGCAGCGGCCAACGCGCCGGCGTGCGGGTGCTCGCTCAATCAGGCGGCCGAGAACATCCTCGACTCGCTGCTGAAGATCCAGGCGGCGCGAGAGGTGGCGATCGAGGGCGATGGCGGCAGCGTCGACGCCGTGATGAAAGCGCTCGAGATCACCGACGTCCCGAAGCGCTTCGTCCTCGGGGTCGCGTACCCCGCCAACAAGGTCGACGGTCACGGCGAGTTCATGAGTCCGGAAGAGCTCGAGATGACCGCCTGGGACTACGCGCGCAACCACCGGCGGGTCGGCTTCTATCACTTCGACGGGACCGAGGGCCACGCCGACGTGGTGGAGAGCTACATCTACCGAGGGCCGGATTGGGAGACCACGGACATCGACGGCCAGACGCAAGTTATCAAGGCCGGCGATTGGGTGATGGGGGCAATCCTCGACGAGCCCGGTTTCGCCCTGGTGCTGAAGCGCAAGGCGGACGGCTGGTCCGTCGACGGAGCAGCTCGCCGGCGCCGGCGCCCCGCGCCACCTCGCTAATTCTCAGGAATTAAGGAGAACGTCTGATGGATCCAATCGACGCTGCCGTCGTGCCCGTGGACGAGGAGGAGCCCGTCGCGAAGGAGATGTTCGACGCGACCTACGAGCACGTCGACGCCGTCAAGGGGCCAGCGCACGGCATGAAGTTCGTCGTGCTGAAGGCTGGCCAGGAGCAGGACTACGAGTCCGTCATGAAGGCGAAGTACTCGGCCGAGCAGCAGCGCGACATGCTGGCCAAGGGCGAGGCCTTTAAGGCTCCAGACGGCACTCCGTCATACCCGATCGGCGATGGCGACGACCTCGACAAGGCAATCCACGCGGTGGGCCGTGGCGGCGCCGACCACGACGCGATCCGCGCCTACATCATCCGCCGGGCGAAGGCGCTCGGCCAGAGCGGCAAGATCCCGGAAAACTGGGCTGCCGATGGCAGTCTCAAAAAGGAGGCTTCGTCAGTGACCAAGCAGCACGAACCAGCCAAGGAGACGGAGCCCCAGCCGGTAGCGAAGGCTGATGGCGACCTCGACGCCGGCGAGCTTCTTGCCGAGCCCGACGGCGGTGCCGACGGCAGCGCCACGGCACCGAGCTCTGCCGCATGGGAGTCGGTCGACGCTGCGACCGCGCGGAAGTGGACCGCCATCCTGTCGCGCGCTCGCGCAGCGCTGGACGTCCTCTTCGACCGCGAGCAGCAGGAGGTCGCGCTCGGCTCCGACGGCGACGTCGATGACGCGTGGAACCTGGACGACGCGCGCTGTGCGGTCGACTACGCAATCTCGGTGCTCGCCACGCACGCCGCGGGTGAGCAGGCTGAGGCGGACGTCGCGCAGGAGGCTTTGGACGGTGTCGCGAAGGCGCTGCCGAACCTCAAGGCCGAGGACCTCGAGACGATCGAGAGCCTGACCGCCGTCAAGAAAGCAGGCCGGGTGCTCTCGGCCTCCAACGAGCAGGCGATCCGCGACGCCGTGTCGTCGCTGCAGAAGGTGCTCGCCTCGTTGCCCTCCGCGCCTGCGGACGTCGCGAAGGCGTTGAAGGCGAAAGCGCCGGCCCCCAAGAAGAACGAGCTCGGCGTGACTGAGGCGCGGGAGAGGCTCCTCGCCGTCGCGAAGGCGAAGGGCGACCCGATGGTCCCCGTCTACGACGCCGACGGCAACCTCTGCGGCATGGTCGAGGCCGACGACATCGTCCCCATCGCGGACGCCCCGGGAGCTTCCAAGGAGCCCGCGCCGGCGCCCCCGGAGGACGGTAAGGAAGTCGCACCTGCAGCTGCCGACGGCACACCAGCGGCCCCGGCCGCGCCAGCCGCCGAGCCCTCCGGAGCCGCCACCGTGGCGCCGGCGGAGGAGCCGCCGGACCAGCAGGCAGTCGCCAAGTCAATGTCACCCGAAGCCATCGCGGAGCTCATCAAGAGCGAGGTCGAGAAGGCGGTCAAAGCACGTGACGAGGAACACCAGTCGGTGGTCAAGTCACTGAAGGATCGTCTCGACAAGATTGAGCACGAGCCCGCGAAAGGTGGACCGCTACTCGCCGGTGCGAACCTCGGCGGTCTGAAGGCGCTCGACGGCCACCAGGTCGCCCTCCGTGGGCAGACGGATCCGGTCGAGGACGCCGAACTCGTGCGCATCACGAAGGCGTTCGAGGCGACGAAGGACCCTGTGGAGCAGGCGCAGCTCCTCCAGGAGCTTTCTACCAGAAAGATGGCGATCCGCCTGGGCTCACCGGTCGTCAAGCCGGCCTAGCGGCCGCCGTCCGTCTCGTTCGTAGTCCCACCACTCGGGCGAAGCACGCCCGAAATTCCACCAAAGGAGTCTCACGTGAACCTCGACGAGATCACGCAGGAGACGCTCGAGGCGGTCAAGAAAGCGCAGACCAGCGGTGTTCTCAACACCACAGGCCTGTTCGGCTACGACCTCTCGAAGTGGGTCTCGCTTGTCCCCGTCAACACGCCGTTCCGCAACCGCGTCAAGCGGCAGGGACCGGACATGGGCGCGAAGTTCGCCATCTGGCGTGCGCTGCTCAACGTCACGTCCTCGCAGGCTGACCCCGCGGTCGGCTTCGACTTCGCCGGCAACCTGGTCGTCGTCAACGAGCAGGACTTCCAGGCGCCGTTCGTGCCTTACGCCGTCGCCGGCCGCGTCACGCAGGACGCGATCGACGTGGCGAAGGGCTACGCCGACGCCCGGGCCATCGCGACCATCCAGACGCTGAACATGCTGATGGTCCTCGAGGACAAGAAGCTGATCGGCGCGCAGGCCTTCGCCCTGGCCACGCCGGCGACCCCGACGGTCGTCGCGAGCACGACAGGCGGTTCGATCGCGGCCTCGACTGCGGTCAACGTCAAGGTCGCCGCTCGCACGATCAACAACTACTACTTCGGTGGTTCCGGGACCGGCTCCGCGCAGGGCACCGTGACCACCGGTTCGTCGACGTCGACGAACTCGGCGACCGCGACCGTGACGGCCGTGAAGGGAGCCATCGCTTACGACTGGTTCGTGAGCGGCTTCTACTACACGACCACGACGGTCAACACCGTCCTGATCACGTCGATCCCAACCGCCAACCAGGCGCTGCCGACGGGCACCGGGTTCCCCGAGCTCTCGCCGACCGCGCCGACCGCCGTCCCGACCGCCGACGCGTCCGGCAAGGCGAACGACTACAACGGTCTGCTCGCCTCGCTCGCCGGTGACTACAACGCCGCAGGGCAGTTCGTCACCCCGGGCACCGGCACCGTCAACCCGGGGTATTACGCCTCCAAGAACGGAGGCACGCTGACCCTGGCAGGCGGCTCGATCCAGGAGCTCGACACGATGTTCCTGGGCATCTTCGACGCCGTGCAGCTGAGCCCGACCGCGCTGATGATGAACGCGCAGCACGCGCAGGACATCGCCAACAAGGTCCTCGGCCAGCCCTCGGCCGTCACCTACCTGCAGCCGACCGACGCCAACGGCCGCACCAACGCGATCGCCGGCGGCTTCGTCGGTGCCATCGTCAACAAGGCGGCCGGCGGCATCCCGGTGCCCATCGAGGTGCACCCGCACCTCCCGCCGGGCATCATCATCGCCCGCACCGACCGCGTTCCGTTCCCGGGCTCGAACATCGGCGAGACGTGCATCCTCGAGACGCTGCGCGACTACGCCGACTTCAGCTACGGGGCGAACTACAACCCCGGCGTGGCTGGTGGCGGCCCGCGTGAGGACTTCGAAGTCCGCGTGGTCTCCGCCTTCACCAACAAGGCGCCCGTGTCGATGGGCATCCTCGACACGATCGCTGCCGGCTAGTCCAGCGCTCTGAGGTCCCGGCGCTTCGGCGCCGGGGCCTCTCCCCGTCCGACCAGGGCGCCCGACCCGGCGCCAATCCCATGCGCGAACAGCGCACCTGAAAGGAGGCTCGAATGAGCACAAGCAACCCCGCGAAGGTCACCCTCACGTCAACCGTCAGTTCGCGGACGACGATCGGCAACCCCGCGGTTGTGGAATGGGGCGGGCGCCATCCCCACCAGCTCCGCGTCGATGACCACGAGCTGCCCTACATCGAGGTCCTCGAATGGCCTGAAGGCGGCATCGCAAGTCACGAACGCGAGATGTTCGCCGCCCAACTCGATGATCAGGCGCCAGAGCTGGCGTCTGCCGTTCGGGCCGGGGAGCCGATCTACAGCCTGCTCTGCGACGGGCGCTTCGGCGTCACTGCGGCGAAGTCTGAGATCGAGCGCTGGGCCTGGTTCCTCGCGAACGCGATGGCCGTCAGCGCGGGCTACACCTCGCACGGCAAGGGTTCGCGGCCGATCAATCGCCACGGTCCAAGCCGGGTCTGATCGTCGTCATCCGCCGGGCCTGGCACCAGCTAGGCCCGGCTCATCCAAACAGAAGGAGTGGCACATGGCTGTCATCCAGCACGTCGATCCGAGCACCCACGCGATTGGCTTCGACGGCGTGGAGTACCCGACGAAGGGCGAAGGCCTCTTCGAGGTTCCCCACGAGGTCGCGACCGCTCTCGTGAAGTTCCCCCACTTCCGTCTGTACGACGGCCTTCCCTGGCCGCACGAGAAGACGAAGGAAGAAGTCGAGGCCGAGCGCATCGCCGGCCTCGTCCGCAGCGCCATGCAGGCATCGGCGCCGGCCGAGCCAGCGAAGAAGCCGGATCGCCTCGCTGCAGCTCGGGCTGCTCTGAAGGCGAAGGCCGGTCGCGGCGCGACGACGGGCAAGAAGTAGCCCCGATCCGAGTCGTCGTTCCCTTCACCCGGATCCACCCGCTGACCGAGACTTCGCTGCGCAAGTTCGCACCGAGGGCTCAACGGATCTTCCTCGGCCAGGGCGGCACCTACGAGGACAACCGCGACTGTCGGCGCTACAGCCAGGTGCTGATCGAGCTGTGGGCGGATCCGGCCGACACGCTCCTCATCGAGCACGACGTCGAGATCCACCGGCACGTCCTGCCGGCAGCACGGCGCTGCAGGGAGCCCTGGTGCAGCTGGCCATACAACGGGCCTGGCTTCAAGAGCAACGGCGACCCGCAGTTGCGGGAGTCGCTCGGATGCACGCGTTTCTCGCGGAAACTCATGCAAGGCGAGCCCGACCTGGTCGCGCTGGCCGCGTCCGTGAATCAGGGCCTTCCGCCGGGCGACTGGCGTCGGATGGACGCGCAGATCTCGCCGTTGCTCAAGCAGCGTGGCTACGAGGTGCATGTGCACCAGCCGCCGGTGCTCCACCACCACGTCTATCCGAACGAGGGCTGCGCGTGCGGCAAGGAGCACGAATGAGGCTGCCGTGGCGCATCCCGACATTCGGCCCGGCGATCGAGACATCGCTGACGACAGCTGAAGCCATCGAGCTGCAGGGTCTAGCGCAGGACCGCCACGTCCTCGAGATCGGCGCGGCCTATGGCTACTCGACGTGTCTGATGGGGCGGGTCGCGCGATCGCTGACAAGCGTGGATCCGCACGAGATCCACAACAGCCTGCCGATTTTGACCGAGAACCTGGCACGCTACGCGGTCGGTTCGGTCGTCGAGGTCATCGTCGGGCGCAGCGTCGACGTGCTGCCCGGCATCCACGACGAGGGCTGGTTCGAGCTCGTTTTCGTCGACGGGGACCACACGGCTGTCGGCGTCGTCTTCGACCTCGTTCAGGCCCGGCGACTGGCGGCTGCGGGCGGCGTTCTCGCCTTCCACGATTGGGGCGAGGAGACGTGTCCCGATGTCCGCAAGGTCCTGGAGGCTTGGCGGCAGCCCAGCTACATCGTCGACACGCTGGCGGTCTACCGCCTTGGCTAAGGTCCTTGCGATCTGCCAGGCGGGCACGGTGCGATCCGGCGCATTGGTAGTGCGGGCGAAGCTCCGCGGACACGACGCACTCCAGGCCGGCGTCATGTACACCCAGCCGCGCACGATCCGGATGCTGGCCAGGTGGGCGGACGTGATCCTAGTCGCCGAACCTCACATGGCCGCGATCGTGCCGCCAAGGTTCGCCGCCAAGGTTCGCGATACGGGGATCGGGCCTGACCGCTGGAACAATCCGCTTGCTGGCGAGCTACTTGAGCTCGCCGAGGCAGCGCTTGCCCGTCACGGTCTGTGATGGCACGAGTCGCCGTAATCACACCCACGTGGGGACCGCAGCGCCATCGAGTACTCCTCGATCGCTGCATCCCATCGCTGCAAGCGCAGTCGTACAGGAACGTGCAGCACTTGGTCGTGTCCGATGGGCCAGATCCCACGCTGCGAGCTCTGGCGGAGCTGCGCCAGACGATGTACTTCGAGCTCGACGAACACGTTGAGCCGCATTCCTGGGGAGCCAGCGCGCGTAACCGCGGCCTCGAGCTCGCCAAGACGGAGTACATCGCCTACCTCGATTCGGACAATGCCTACAGACCCGAGCACCTCGCGCTCCTAGTCTCGGCGCTCGAGCGGAGCCGGGCTGACTTCGCCTACAGCCGGATGCGCGTGGTTCAGACGGGGCAGGAAATCGGAGCGGACCCGCCGGTCCTTGGCCAGATCGACACGTCGCTCATCGTCCACCGGCGGTCGAGCTTGAAGAAGTTCGGGCCCTGGCCGGTGGCGCCGATCTACGCGATCGATTGGGAGTTCGTGTCGAGCTGGATGAACCAGGGCGCGACCTGGCGCTTCGTCCCTGAGGTCACCGTCGACTACTACCTGAGGAGCTGACGAATGCCCGCAATCTTCACACCTCAGGTCACCGTCTACCACCCCGACGTCCAGCCCTACATCTCGATCGCGGACTACCAAAACGCCCCGACGGCCGTCGACACCTCGGCTCTGATCCCGGGTGGCAGCCCCGCGGCGAATCTCATGGCGCTCTGGGTCGTCATCCGGAATGCCTCGGGCTGGGCCAACAACCTGTGCCGCCAGGTCCTCGCCGCGACGCTCGACACGCAGATGAAGTCGCGCCTCTACGTGCGGAGCGACGGCACCGTGCGGGTCAAGTGCGACTTCTGGCCAGTGCTCGAGGTGGATTCATTTCTCGCCGGCCCCTCTCCATCGACGATGGCCGCCATCACGGACCCCCAGGACATGTTTCTGATCGGTCGAAAGGTGCTGTCGGTCCCGGTGGCAGGCATCTCAGGCAACTCGGTCGGCCAGCTGCAGTTCCCAGGCCCGCTCATGCCCGGAGATCGCGCCTATGCGCAGTGGAGCTACTGGAACGGGTGGCCGCACACCACGCTTGCGCACGCGGTCGGGATAAGCGACACGTCGATTCAGGTGACGAATTCGATGCCGGCCGCGCTCGCGGGTCGGGTCATGACCATCTGGGATGGAGCCAGCACCGAGCAGGTCACGATCGCCAGCAGCTTCACCGGCGGAACGACGCTGCCGATCGTGGGCACTCCGCAGAACGCGCACGCGCTGCTCGTCGCTCCGCAGTCGACCATGGTCTCAACCTTCTCCGACGATGTCCGCCAGGCGGTCATCAGCCTGACCTCCTCGCTGATCAAGACCCGCGGCGCCGAGGCCTACGAGATGGACGTCATCGGCCAAGAGCCGAGCAAGTCGGAGCTCATCGAGGGCGGCGGACTGGAAGACCTCGCAGTCGCGGTCGACCTCCTCAGCTTCTACCGCCGGGCGGCCTAGATGGGCCGTGCCACCGTGCGGGCGCAGATCGCGTCGTACTTCGCGCCGGCGAACGTTGCCGGCCTTTCGGCGATCTATCGTGCGCGACCGAATCGCATCGACCCGCGGGTCTACAACCTCTCCGCCGGGGGCGGCTCGGGTGCCGTCATGGTCATCCACATGCCGAACGATGACGAGACGCGGCTGACGCTAGGCCCGCCGACGTCAGCGCAGAAGTTCAACAAGCACGACATCTCGATCGAAGTCCTCTTCCAGTCGGTCAAGGTCGACGCGATGGCCGCGAACGATGACCTCGACGCGCTGATCGACGCGTTCATGGTGCGCTTCCGAGCGGATCGCACCTTCGGCAGCACCAACGGCGTGCCGATCTGGCAGGCGGGCGAGATGCCGCAGGGCGTCAAGGTCGAGTTCGGGCCGCCGAAGCTCGGCAAGCAGAACTTCATTCAGAACGGCGTGATCCGCTTCCAGGCCTGGGAGGACGTGACCGGGTAGTGACAGCTCGCCACCTCCACAACCTGCGGCTACTGAAAGCGAAGCCGGCGAGGAAGCGGGCAAAGGCTCTCCGCGAGAAAAAAGCGAAGACCGCCCGCCCGCGCAAGGCCAAGCAGTCGCGCCGTACTCGCCGCAAGCACTGAAGGAGGCCACCGTGCCGAGATTCGTCTACCGCTACGTCGGTGCGTTCCGTGAGCACTTCTCGTTCCTGCCGGCGGATCCGCCGTCTCAGTGGCTCGAGCCGGGCCAGCTGCTCGCATGCACCGGGCCGCTCGAGGACGCGCGCTTCCTGCTGCAGGAGAAGTCCAAGCCCAAGAACACATCCCAGCAACCGAGCGGCAGCTCCGCTCAGAAGGAGGCCTAACCCGGAATGACCCAGCCAGCCGAGCTAAGTTTTGTCGGGATCGCGAAGGAGACCGTGGAGGGCACCTTCGTTGCGAGCACCGCTTTCATCGGGTGCAAGAAGATCGACCTCCACCACCCGATCGACTACGCGCGAGTCGAGGCGCTGCGCGGCTCAATGGTCAAGGAGTACGGGGTCGTGCCGACCTTCAAGTGGGGCGGCATCGACCTGGGCGGCCCCGTCTTCGCAGACACGATCGGCTGGATCCTCGCCGGCATCCTCGCGGACCTCACGAACACAGGCAGCGCTGCTCCGTTCATGTCGGCCATGTCGCTCAAGAACTCGGGCAACGGTCAGCCGACCACCCATTCCCTGAACGACAACTTCGTGGCGGGGAACCAGGGCGTTGCCGGCGTGAAGTGGACCGACCTCGAGATCAAGTGGACGGCGGAGGGGCTGCTCGAGTTCGACGCGAAGGCCGTGGGCCTCTCCATCGCCGACCAGTCCAAGCCGGCCGCCTCGATGACGGCCATCCTGCCGACGCCGACCTGGATCGGAGCCCTGACCATCGGCGGAGTCGCCATGTCGAAGAGCAGCGATGGCTCCATCAAGTTCACGCGCTCCAACAAGGTGATGAAGCTCATCAACAACACCCAGGTCCCGACGACGGTGATGCTCATGGATCTGAAGGTTGAGCTCAAGTACAAGGCCGTCATGGACGACGAGACCGAGCTCACCCGGTACATCACCAACACCCAACCCAGCTTCGTGATGGACTTCCTTCAGGGTGCTGGTGCCGCCCTCACCGAGTTGAAGTTCCAGTGCTCACAGGCGGCCTGGGACAAGGATCCGAAGATCACGCAGCAGGCCGGCGAGCCCGTGACGATCGAGGCGGAGATGACCGCCATCCCGAACGCCACCGACGCCGGCGCCTCGGGCGGAGTCTCCCCCTGCAAGGTCACCGTCCAGTCCGCGGTCAACGGTACGTCCTGGCAGTAAGGCCAAGAGGAGGAAGGAGTCGATGCCCCAGGTGATCCCGCTTTCCGGTGGAAACTCTGCGGAGCTCCGGATGCCCGCCGAGCTCTCGGAGCGCCAGCGCCGGCCGGTGATGAACGCCGTCGGCCTGGTGTCGCCCTCTGGCCAGCAGGCGCTCGAGGCGACGCGGCGTCTCAAGGAGGACACCGCATTGCCGGCCGACAAGAAGAAACTGAGCGACGAGGAGCGATCGAAGCTCTCGGCGCAGGTACAGTTCACCGAGGCTGATCTCCAGCACCTCGACGCGGCGAACGATCTGGCCATCGTTGCGTTCACCAAGCACTGGACGCGGTCTGAACCGATCACGCTGGAGGCGGTCCTCGACCTGCCGGGTGCCGATTACGACGTCCTCCGCAATGCGGTTGCGCCGCTGGCCGGCGAGCTCTTCGTCAGCTTCAAGCCTGACAAGGATCCATCGTCCCCTACAGAGCCCTCCAGCGACTCCGCCACGCGCTCGGAGGGGGCACCCCTGACGACCTCCCCGTCGAGTGGCGGACCTACCGGCTCCTCGAGCTAGGCGTAAGCCTCGAAGACATCGAGAGCGACCGCCTGGCGGGGTATCGCGCTGACTGGCTCCTCGCCATCCACGACGTCGTAATCGAGGAGCGAGAGAAGACTCGCCTCAAGGCTGAGGCTGAGACCGTGAACCGAATGATGCGCCGATGAGTTTCGAGTTCCGCGGCCTGTCAGAGTTCAGTGCCGCCCTCTCGCGCATCACCGCTCAGGCGGACGCCGGGAGCAAGCGCGCGATCGCGAGAGGCGCCGCAGAGGTAGAGAAGGTCGCTAAGGAGAACGCCTCCGGGGCACCCGGGCCGGAGGTCGTGACCGGAACGCTGCGGCGCGGCGTCAGGCACACGACAGTGCACCGTGTGGGCCTGGTCGGGTGGCAGAGCGAAGTCGGGCCGACCGTGATTTACAGCCGCCGCATCGACCTTGGATTCATCGGCGCGGACTCGCTGGGGCGAATCTACAAGCAGCAGCCGCGCCCATTCTTCACCTCGGCCTGGGCGTCGGTCGTCTCTCGCCTGCCGCGCATCTATGCCGAAGAGTGGGCCAAGGCGCTCAGCCTCTGACGCGCTTTCCCGGAGGGATTGAATGCCTGTTGATTTGCCGCCCCTGGTAGGGATCCTTCGGGGCAACATCACTGACTTCGCCGCCAAGATGGGCGAGGCGAAAGCGATCAGCTCGGAGACGACCTCCTCCTCGAGCAGCATGTTCAACAAGCTCGCCGGCGTGGGCAAGGCTGCGCTCATGGTCGGCGGTGCCGCGATGCTCGGCGTGGCTGGTGCCGCGATCGAGCTCGAGCACCATGCCGAAGAGAGCGGGCAGGCCGCCTATGAGATGTCGGAGAAGTTCGGTCTCGGGGCTGACATGGCTTCGAAGTGGATCGCGGTTGGGCAGCAGGTCGGCGTCAGCTCCGAAACGATCGGCAAGGGCTTCCAGTTCCTGGACAAGAACGTGGGTGCGCTGGCGATGAGTCAGCAGGCCGGGATCAAGTGGACGAAGGCGCAGACCGAACCGTGGAAGGCCCTCGGCATTTCGATCAACGACGCCAGCGGTCACGTGAAATCGTCCAACACGCTGATGCTGGAGGCCGCCGGCGTCTTCGCGAAGATGCAGGACGGGCCCGAGAAGGCCGCACTGGCGATCAAGCTCTTCGGGCGCAGCGGCACGGACCTCATCCCGGTTCTGAACATGGGCCAGCAGGGCATCCAGAGCTTCATGGATGCTGCCACAGCATCGGGTGAAGCCTTGTCCGGACCACAGGTCCAGGCTGCCCATCAGGCGTTTCTGGCCCATAAGCAGTTCGACGCGGCAATCACTGGAGTCACGAACCGGCTGTCGGTCGGCCTGCTCCCCGCGGCCACCGCAATCTTCGGCTACCTGACCAAGACCGGGATCCCTTCAGTCGAGCACCTGGTCGGCTGGTTCCAGAAGAACACCGAGGTGACGAAGATGGTGGCGGCCGCGATCGGCGGTGTGCTGCTGGTCGCGGTCGGGGCGTACACGGTCAGCATGATCGGCGCAGCTGCGGCGACGATCGCCGCCACGTGGCCGCTGCTGGCCATCATCGCTGCCGTTGCGCTTCTGGCCGCGGGCGTGGTCTACGCATACGACCACTGGGGCTGGTTCCGCAACGTCGTCAACGCGGTCGGCAAGGACCTCGGCGTCTTCATGGGGTGGCTCGGCAAGGTCGTGCCACCGATCTGG